TTAATAATATTGATAGAGAAATAAAGTTATTACAAAGAAAAATGGATAGAAGTAAACGTGCTATGAATCCTAATAAATTTAATGAGAATGGAACTATTAAAATAGGAAATAAAGATAAGTGGACATTTAGTAATAATTATATAAAGCTTAAATCGGAAAGAAAAGAACTATATAGAAAACAAGTTGAAATAAGAAAACAAGAACATTATAAAATGATAGGTGAATTATTAATGCTAGGGGATAAATTCTATGTTGAAACTATGAATTATAAGGGGTTACAAAGTAGAAGTAAAAAGACTACTAAAAATAAAGATGGTAAATTCAATAAGAAAAAAAGATTCGGTAAGTCTTTGGCAAATAAAGCACCGAGCATGTTTTTGACTATGTTAAACAATAAGTTAAAATGGAATAATGAAAAATTATATAAAATTGATACTTATAAAATTAAGGCGAGTCAATATAACCACTTTACAGGAGAATGTAATAAAAAATCTTTGAGTGAAAGATGGAATAAATTTGAAAATTATAAAATACAAAGAGATTTATATAGTAGTTTTTTAATAATGAATGTTAAAGATAATTTAAAAGAGATTGATAGAGATAAATGTTTTGAAACCTTTGACAATTTTAAATTATTACATGATAAAGAAATAATTAGAATACAAAATAGTGATAGTAAGATAATATCAAGCATGGGAATATAAAAATAATAAAATGGTTTAGAATCGAGCCATATGCTAACGCTAATAGTGACAATGGTTGCTTTGTTAGTAAAAGTCTTAATGAATATAATTAGTGTTTATATGTTGTAATTTATAAAAGATACTATTGTTATAAATGAGAGTATAAAAGAAATTTATTAGTAATTAAGAACCGTCCAACCTTTAGGTTGTGACGAGTATTCAGTGACGGGTCAAAAGCGTAGTATCCTAGCTACGTTTCTCATTTTAAATAAATTAAATTCTTTAGGAGGAATTATATATGTTAATAGGGAATTTAGAAGTATATGGAATTATATATAAAATTGAAAATATATTAAATAATAAAATTTATATTGGACAAACAATACAGGAATTTAATAAGCGTTATGATTATGGTGGCATAGATTCAGAAAGAGTTTATAATTATTATAAAAGTCATAAAGAACAAGGGTATTATTATAATAGACACTTACTTAGTGCTATGACTAAACAAGGATATGCCAACTTTATTACTACTAAAATACTAGACATGGCATTTTCGCAAGAAGAATTAGATATTAAAGAAAAATGTTGGATTAGTATCCATGATTCGATTAATAATGGATATAATATGAATGAAGGTGGAGGAACTGGGAGTCCTAGTATTGAGACTAAAATAAGAATGAGTATAAATAATAAAGGAGAAGGAAATCCTAATTACGGAAAGATTCATTCAGAAGAAACTAGATTAAGAATGAAAGAAAATCATTGGAGTAAAAAAGGGTATGAATCTTGGAATAAGGGATTAAATAAAACTTTAAACCCTTTGTTTGGGACTCATTATTCAGAAGAAACAAAAAAGAAAATGAGTGATTCTCAAAAGGGAAAGATAATATCACAAGAAACTAAGAAAAAAATAAGTGAAGGTAGGGTAGGAAAAGATAATCCTTATGCTAAAAAAGTAATATGTATTACAACTGGAAAAGAATTTGATACTGTGCGAGATGGTGCGATATTTTATAATTGCGATGGAAGTTGTATTACAAAATGTTGTAAAGGGATAAGAGGAACGTGTGGGAAATTAGAGGACGGAATACTTTTAAAATGGATGTACTATAAAGATTATATAAACAAAAAGATTTAGAAGTCGCTAATTAAATTTAGTGGCTTTTTTATTATGCAAAATTAAAAGGAGGTGTATTATCATGGCAAATAAACCAAAAGGTAATACTGATATGACAAGTAGAGAACTTATATATTGTACAGGTTGTGACCATGATAAAAAACCTAGTGAATTCTATAAAAGCTATGGCACAACTAAATCTGGAACTTTACCCTATTGTAAGCAATGTTGTATAAATATGAGTTTAAATGATAATAGAACTTTAAATATTGATAAATTCAAAAGCATGCTATCAAAGGTAGATAGACCATTTTTATATCAAACATTATCAGATAACTTAGAAAAATATCCCAAAATAGAATCTGCAATTGGATTTTATTTTAAAGATTTAGGGATGACACAAAATAGAGAATTAAAATATAAAGATAGTTTATTTACACCTAATTCTAATACAAATATACATAACGGAATAATAATGGAAGAAGCTTTATTGAATGATAGTGAAAGAAGAAGACTCATAGATAAATGGGGTTTTGGCTATAATGATGAAGAATTATATTCATTTGAAAGAAAATATGATTTATTGAAAGAAAATTATCCTCAAAAAACTGCCATGCATACAGAAGCATTGCTTACTTATATTAGATATAGAGTTAAAGAAGAATTAGCAACTGCAAAAGGAGATGTAAGTGAAGCTCAAAAATGGGGACAACTTGCAGATAAAGCGTCTGAGCGTGCAAAAATAAACCCATCGCAACTAAGTAAGGCTGATTTAAGTGGTGGTTTAAATGGTTTTGGGGAACTTTCAAGAGCAGTTGAACAAGCCGTAGATATGATTTCAATATTACCTAAATTCATTGAAAAACCTCAAGATAAAGTGGATTTTACTCTATGGTGTTATATAAATTATATAAGAAGATTAAAGAATCTACCAGATGTTGAATATAAAGATATCTGGGCATTTTATGAAGAACGTAGAGACGAATATAAAAAAGAAGATAATAGAGAATTTGAATTTGAGGACGAACAAATATGAACAATTTTAGAGTAAATGACATGCATACTAATGATAGAAGTGATATAAGTAATCCTAATTTTAATTCACCTGTATATAATAAAACTAAACGAGAAGATGATAAGTTTACTCAAAATTTAGATAAATGGGTTGATTTCATATCTTGGGCTAGATGGAATATGGATTTATTTCTAGATTTAATAACTCCTGAATCAAATAGTATTAGACTAGATTTAGACCAAAGAGTTTTTCTAAGAAGTCTAGGAAGATTTCTTAGGGTATATGGTGTTTTTCCTCGGGGATATGGAAAAACATTTGTTGAAATGTTAGGACTATATGTTGTAGCTATATTATTCCCAGATAGTAATTTGAGTATGTCTGCACAAACTAGAGAAGCTAGTGCAAGATTAATAAAAGAGAAACACTTAGAAATTAAGAAGTATTATCCATTAATAGCTTGTGATATAGTTAAGGAAAATTTTTCAAAGGATTCTGCTGAAATAATATTTACGAGTGGTTCAAAAATAGATAATTTAGCCAACAATCAAGCAAGTAAAGGGCTTAGAAGGCACAGATTAAATATGGAAGAAAGTTCGTTAATCAATGATTTAGTATTCCAAGATGCCTTAGAACCTATACCAAATGTTCCTAGAAGAACAATTGGAAAAGAATCGTTAATTAATCCAGATGAATTAAGTGGACAAATTCATTTTTTAACAACTGCATATTTCAAAAATACAGAGTATGAAAGAAGTTTACAAATGTTTGATGAAATGGCGGAACTAAAAGGGATTATGGTTTTAGGTGCTGATTGGCAATTAGCATGTGAATATGGCAGGGGTGAAACAAAATCACAAATATTATCAAAAAAAGAAAAGCTATCTCCTATTTTCTTTGCAACTAATTACGAAAGTCGTTGGGTTGGGTCAACAGATAATTGTTTAGTGGATATAGATAAATTAATAGAACTAAGAGTTTTGCCAAAATCTGAACTCAAAAGTGATGGAAAGTCTGAGTATTACATTGGAGTAGATGTAGCACGTTCAACAAAAACCTCAAACAATCAAACATCCATATCTATAGGAAAAGTCAAAAGAGATAAAAATGATAGGGTAAAACATATACAATTAGTAAACTTAATAAACTTACCTAATGGAATGAATTTTACAGGACAAGCAATAATAATTAAAAAACTAAGAAATACATTTAAGGCAAAAAAAGTAATTTTAGATGGGAATGGTTTAGGGGTTGGACTAGTTGATGAATTATTAAAATTACATATAGACCCAATAACAGGAGACGAATTAATTGCATATGATACTATAAATACAGAACATGAAAGCGACGAAGCTGAAACTGAAAAATGTTTATTCGTTGTAAATGCACAGGGTATAAATAGTGATATTATAGTTAATTTCATTAATATGGTAGAAGGTAAAACATTGCAATTATTAGATAAAGTAGACCAAAGTAAATTAGATTATTCTTCAGATACTGATTTTATGAGTAATGGACTGTTGGGTTCAATTCAAACAGAGTTTTTTATAGAAGAAGTAGCTAATTTGCAATTAAAAACAATGAATGGAGGAAAACTAACAGTAGAAAGAAATTCAAAATCTTTAGACAAAGATAGATATAGTGCATGTAGTTATATGATGTATTATATAATGACTTATGAAAATAAAACAAAAAAAGATAAGGATTCTTCAATGTTAGACTATTGCTTCTTTTAAAAGAATAAAACATATTAAAATAATAATAAAGGAGGTGACAACCAATAATGCCAACAACAAAACCAAAACAACCAACTGCTTACCAACAAAATAAGCAACAATTAGCAGAAGAAAATCAAAGACAATGGATGGATTTTGCACAAGAATCATTTATAGGTACAAGGTTTGACCCTAACATAGCACAAAGAGGTGTAACATATGGAAGATTAGATAAACATGAAATAGCACGTTTATTGAGGTCTCCCTATGTTAATTTTAAACAACTTCAAAACTATTCAAGATTATTTATGGCAACAGAAGGTATTTACTATAGGACAATTAAAACATTAGCAAATATGTTGACTTATGACCATATGTTAATACCTTATGCAGAAAATAGTGCTTTAATAAAATATAAAAAGAAGTTAAAAGAATGCTATGATACCGCAAGTATATATCTAGAAAAAATGAATTTAAAAGCAAACTTACCTATATTCGCTGAAGATTTATTAATAGATGGGGAATGTTATTACTATAAAATAGAAGATACTACAGGAATAATATATCAAAAAATAGATAATGAATATTGTTTGCCTTATAAAAATGAAAATGGAGTATGGAGATTTGTAATTGATTGTTTAAAATTAAATACTATGCTAGATATTACTACATATCCTATTGAAATTCAAAAAGCAATTGCAATATTTAATGATGGTGGCTCTGAAACAAATCCTATATTTATAATGAAAAGATATTATCCTGTAAAAAATGGAATATGTTTTTCAGTTGTAAAAGAAGGTAAACATGGTACACCTCCATTTGCTTTTCTATTTAAGGATTTAATTGCATTAGAAGAAAAGAAAGAATTAAAAGAAAAGATAGATAGAGTTAACAGTACAAAAATGATACATAACAAAATAGAAACTAAAGATAAAGATACAATGGTAGACCCTAAAGTTGCTAAAACTTACAATGAAGCAATCAAGAAAAATTTAATACAAAAGAATCTTGATGAAGGTATTTTTACTATTACTAATCCTTTTGAAGCAAGTATATTAAATCTTGATACTACATCGGCAAGAACAGAAAATATGGTTAAAAATAGTATATATCAAGTTTATTCAGAGACAGGAATGTCAGAGATGTTATTTAATTCAGAAAAAGGTGGAGCTGAAGCTCTTAAAAAATCTTTAATTAATAACATAACATATGTTATAAATATGTTATTGAAAAGTTTTAACTATTATGTAGATGAAGAATTGAGATTGTTGAATACCAAAATAAGAATGAAATGTATTATTCTTGATAACACTTATTATGATAGAGATGAAAAAAAATCTTCAAGTTTAAGTGATATGGCTTATGGTGGAAGTAGATTATTATATTTAGCTAATTCAGGATTTACACCTATGGAAGGTATTAATTTATTACAAAGTGAATCCATATTAGGTATAGATAAATTGTTCATACCGGCAGAATCAAGTCACACAATGAGTGATAAAACCAATAAAGGTGGTCGTCCAAATGCAAATGAAATGGAACAAAATGGACAAACTACATCTGAAATAACGCAACAAGTAAATAATGATAGTGGTAATTAATGAAAGGAGGTGAAATATAATGTCAAAAATAAATGATAAACAATTAAAAAATTTACAAGTTACTTTTAATAAAATAAAAGAATATAATGATATTTCTGCCGACACTAGATTTACAGAAGTTTTAATTAAGATATTAAGTATTGGTAAAAATTATAATGGAAGTATATTTAAACAAGAAGTTGTACAAGAAGCAATTCCATCTCTAGCCAATATTCCTATTCTTGGATTTATAGAAGATAACAAAGAAGATGAAGAAGATTTTTCAGACCATAGAATAGGTTTAGTTGACCAAAATGGGAAAAAGGTAATGAGATACTTAGGTAATTGTTATGGAGTAATTCCAGAATCGTTCGCTAATGAAGCTTATTTTAAAGAAGAATTATGCTCCGATGGTATAGTTCGTACATATCTTTTTGTAAAAGGATTGCTTTTTAATAAATTTGATTATGTATTAGATATATTTAATAAAGAATCTGAAAATAAATCTCAATCCATGGAACTTGATGAAAATTATGAAGGACATTTTGAAAGTGATGGTTTTGTATTTGATAAATTTCGATTTGCAGGTAGTTGCATTCTTGGAAAAGGAATACAACCAGCAATAATCGACTCAAATATAACTATGAATTTTTCAACAAATACAAAATCAGTAGCAGAAGAAATAGAAAATAAATTAAATGAATTTACTAAATATTTCAGCAAAAAGGAGGATATAGAAATAATGGCTAAAAAAGAAACAATTGAACAATCTAACGTTGAAGTAGAAGCACAAGTTGCTGAAAACTTTGCAAAAGAAGTATCTAAAGACAATTCTAAAATAGCATCTGACTCTAAAGCTAAAGAATTTGATGTAACCAATCAAGATGATGATTCAGAAGTTGTACAAGCAATAGAAGATGTCGTTGAGGTATTAGATGAAATAGAGGACGCTATAGATAATGGGGTTGATGAAGATACTGAAAATGAGGATTATGCTAAAGATAAATCTAAAGAAGAAATGTCTTGTGGTGATAAAGAAGACACGAAAAATATGTCTAAGGAAGATGGTAAGAAACAATATACATTAACCTTCTCTTTATCAAAAGAAGATATTAGAAGTCAAATCTATGACAAATTATACGATATGGAAAATATTGAAAATACTTGTTATGGAATTATAGAAACAAAGGATAGTTATTTTGTATATGCAGATTATTGTAGTGGTCAATTCTATAAACAATCTTATGTTAAAAATGATACATCTATTGCTTTTACAGGTGAAAGAGAAGAAATATTTAATGTATTTGTAGACCAAGCAACTAAAGATGCTATTGAAAGTGTTACATATTCTAAATTACAAAAAGATTTAGAAGAAGCACAAATTAAAATACAAGAATATAGTATTGCGAATGCAGAATTATTGAAGTTCCAATTAGATATAAAAGATAATGAAAGAAAAACAGAGATAGATGGAGTAATTGCTAGATTCTCTAAGATAAATGAACTAGACTTAGAAAAATACAAACAAAAGGCTTATTCTAAGGAAATTTCAAAAGAACAATTAGAAGACAAGTTATTTGCTGAGTTAGGAAAAATGAACTTTAGTAAAATCACAGGTGAAGTATCTAAAGAAAAAGTAGAAGTAGCTACTAATTATACCGTGTCATTACAAGAACAAGATAAATGTCCTTATGAAGGATGCGAGAATTTATTTTCACCTAATTAATAAATTAAATTAAAAACTAAGTCTAAATATTTATATTTGGGCTTTTTATATTAAAACTAAAAAATAAATTAAAATATGAAAGCGAGGAAATTAATTATGTTAATTCAATTAGACAAAGTATCAAAAAACGCATATTTAGAAAGTGTAGTAATACCAGAAGCAGGAGTACCAAACGGTGCTTTAATATCAGTAGGAACAACAGGAACTGCTTACAATACTGTAAATGGAGTGAAAATTGCCGATGTAACTAGTTCAATAGTTATGTTAGTAGAAGAATTCATGAATAGAACAGGAACAGAAG